CGTGGCCTCATCTTGCTGCTGACCGCCATTGGCGTGCCTGTGGCTCCGGCGATGGCGGAAGCCATCATTGCCGTTGGGCTGGCCGTTGCAGGGCTTGTTGGCGTGGCCAGCCCCGACCAATGAAAGCCAACTTCGCGCCCTCACTCCAGAAGCTGCTCGGGCACGAAGGGGGCTTTGTAAACCACCCGGATGACCCGGGGGGCATGACCAATCTTGGGGTTACCCAGAGAGTGTGGTCAGAGTGGGTGGGGCGTCCGGTGGCTGAGGCCGAGATGCGCAAGCTGACGCCCGCCAGAGTGGCCCCGCTGTACCGGGCCAAATACTGGGACAAAGTCAAAGGTGACGCGCTTCCGGCGGGCATCGACTACTGCGTGTTCGATGCAGCGGTCAATAGCGGCCCCGGGCGGGCTGCGAAATGGCTGCAGGCGTGCGTCGGCGTCGAGGTTGATGGCGACATCGGGCCCAAGACGCTCATCGCTGTGGCCAAGGCTGACCCCAACACGCTGATCGACGACTACGCCAAGCGCCGTCTATCATTTATGACCGACCTCCCGCATTGGGGGGCGTTCGGCAAAGGGTGGGCACGCCGTGTGGCAGATGTTCAGGCCGTTGCCGAGTCGATGACTGCATGAGGTAACAGCGGTGCCACTCAAGAAATTAACACTCAAAGCCGGGGTCAACCGCGAGAACACGCGGTACACCAACGAGAACGGCTGGTATGAATCGGAGAAGATTCGATTCCGCCAAGGCACGCCTGAAAAAATCGGCGGCTGGACGCGCACGTCAGTCAACTCATACCTCGGCGTTTGTCGGTCGCTGTGGAACTGGACGTCCACCGGGGGTGCGAACTACTTGGGTGTGGGCACCAACGTCAAGTTCTACATTGAGCGTGGCGGCGTGTACAACGACATCACGCCTTTGCGGAACACCGTACTGCTGGCCAACCCGTTCTCGGCGGTCACGGTATTTCCGTTCAGCACAACCATCACCGTCACGGACCCAGCCCACGGATGTATCACGGGGGATTTCGTCACTTTCAGCGGGGCGGTATCGCTGGGCGGGACCATCACTGCGGCGGTGCTGAACCGGGAATTTCAAGTCACCGTACTGACCGGCAACACATACACGATCACGGTGTCTGTTTTATCCAGCGCCGCTGATACTGGGAACGGCGGCGCGTTGGTTGTGGCGGAGCACCAGATCAACATCGGGTCTGCCACGGCCACGCCCATTTCCGGATGGGGCTCTGGCGGGTGGGGCACCGGGCCGTTTGGTATTGGCACGACATCGACAACGCAGGTCCGCCTGTGGTCGCAGAGCAACTTCGGGGAAAACCTCGTGTTTGGGTACCGTGGGGGGCCGATCTACTACTGGACCGTTGCAGGTGGGTTGACCACCCGGGCTATCCTCGCGTCGGACATCGGCGGGGCTACAGACGTGCCACTCATGCAGAACTACCTGCTGGTGTCGGATGCGTCTCGATTTGTGTTTGCATTGGGCACCAACGACTATGGGGAAGCAGCGCAGACGCCAATGCTCGTCCGTTGGTCAGATCAAGAGTCTGTGTCGCAATGGACGCCTTCGGCCACCAACCAAGCGGGTAGTGCGCTGCTATCTCACGGCTCCAGCCTCATCACCGCTATGCAAACACGGCAAGAGATTTTGGTGTTCTCGGACTCGGCGCTGTACTCGTTCCAGTACGTTGGGCCCCCGGCCGTGTGGCAGTCACAACTGCTGGGCGACAACATCTCGATTGCAGGACAGAACTGCGTTGCACTGGCGTCGGGGGTCACGTACTGGATGGGCGTGGACAAATTTTACAAGTACGACGGGCGTGTGCAAACGCTGCGCTGTGACTTGCGCCAGTTCATTTATGACGACATCAACCTTGAGCAGTCCGAGTTGTTCCTTGCGGGCACCAACGAAGGATTCAACGAGGTCTGGTTCTTCTACTGCAGCGCCAACTCGTTGGAAATCGACCGATACGCGATCTTCAACTACACGGAAAATAACGGCGATGGTGCGTGGTATTACGGCACCATGGCCCGCACCGCGTGGCTGGACTCTGGCCTGCGCAACTACCCCATGGCGGCAACGCTCATCAACAACGTGGTGTACCACGAGAACGGCGTGGACGACAACTCAACTGCGATCCCCACGCCCATCGACTCATTCATTGGGTCTGCGGAATTCGACATCGACGACGGCGACACTTTTGGGTTCGTGTGGCGAATCCTGCCGGACATCACGTTCCGGGGGTCCACGTCGGCGTCGCCGCAGGCCGTGATGACGCTGATCCCCATGCAGAACTCCGGCTCCGGGTTCACCACGCCGCAGTCGGTGGCGGGCAGCAGCAGCGCGACCATCGCGCGGACCGCCACGGTGCCTATCGAGCAGTTCACGGGGCAGGTGTATGTGCGTGTGCGCGGGCGTCAGATGATCCTGAAACTGCAGTGCAACCAGTTGGGCACCACATGGCAGTTGGGCAGCCCGCGTATTGACATCCGACCTGACGGTCGCCGGGGAACTTGATGCCTAAAATTGTCACCTCTGAATTTGAGATTAGCCAGACTACTCCGCCGAGCCTCCCGCAGGCTCCAACGCAGTACGACCCGCAATACGTCAGCCAGCACAACAACGTCCTGCGGTTGTACTTCAACCAGATTGCCAAAATCTTGGACCAGCTGAAAGCGGGGGAGGCCCTTGGCGACTATGCAGACGATACAGCAGCCGCAGCAGGTGGGGTCCCCCTCAACGGCGCGTACCGAACTGGGAGCGTCTTAAAAATCCGGGTGACGTAACCCAGCCAATTCACGGATACTCCAGCCATGACACCAGACCAGATTCTTGAAATTGACGCCAAGCGCAACCACCCGGAAGGCACGTCTGCGGGCAACTTGCGCGCCGTCATCAATGAGCAGCTCCGCCAGAAGGGGCAGATTGTTCAGCAGGGGGACACGCTGATTGTGTTCTCGAACGCAGACGGCGACAAGGATGTGGAGTATCACTGCTTCAACGCTGACACCCCGCAGAACCTCGCCGCCAACGTCATGAAGTTTTTTGAGATGGCCAAGCGGATGGGCTACGTGACGGCCACCACCCCGTACCAGAACCCAAAAATCTCAGGGCTGTTCACCACGCTGGTGTCTCCGTCGTATAAGGTCGACATCAAGAAAACATCTGATGGCTTTGAAGCCAAAGTGAGGCTGTAATGGGGTTTGTCAGAAAAGTCGGGCGTGCGTTTGATGACGCCATCCTTCAGCCCATAACCAACACGATCGAGGGCGTCATCAGTGACCCCAAGAAGTTGGCCATGGTCGCCCTGTCGGTCATGGCTCCGGGCGCGGGCACCGCGCTGGGCACCGCCATGGGGCTCTCGGGCACAGCTGCCACTCTCGTGGGGCAGGCGGCGATCAACACAGCCCTGAACGGGGGTGACGTGAAGTCCGCCATCATGACGGCCGCGTTACCAGTGGTTGGGAAGGAAATGGCCGGGATGGCCAGCTCTGCGTTTGTGGACGCCGGGTTTGACTCTGCGCTGGCAAACTCGGCGGGCAAAGTCGTGTCCGGCGCGGGGCTTGCGGCAGCCACGGGCAAAGACCCCCTGCAGGCGTTGATTTCCGGGGGGCTTAACGAGGCCATCCCCAACATCACCAAGGACATCCCCGGGTACGCGGACATGCCTGCCTCAGTGCAGTCGATGATCAACCGCACGGTGGCATCTAACTTGGCGGCTTCTGGGGGCACACCGACGCAGGAAACCATAGCAGCTGCCACGCTGGCTGGCGCGCAGGCGGGGGCCAAGGGCATGGGCGAAGCCGCCAACGCAGCCAAACCTGCGCCAAGCGCCGGGTCTGACGTATTGCTTGCGGCGCTGTCTGGGGCGCAGCAGCCCGGCCAGTTTGCCCCCACTGAAGTAAAATCCTTCGAGCAGCAAGGGTACGGCGATCTGTTCGGCGGGGACTTGTTCAAGCCTGCGAATTCGGCAAACACACAACCCGCCACGGCGGCACAAGGCGGCTCTGTTGATGAGCTACTGCGAATTTTAGGAGCTTGACATGTACGTGCAGGACGAATACGGAAATTGGTACGACGACGGCGCGCCAGAACTTAGCTGGGATACTGCCGCCGAGGGCGGAAACGCTGCGGCAGACTTTAACGTCCCTACGGGCCCCGCGTACCAAACTACAAACGGGGGCTACACGTACGACGTGAATGACCCCAATATCGACTGGTCCGGTTACGGGAGCGCGTCACCCAAGGACTTGGCGGCAACATCTACGGGCGGGGGGCCGTCTGGCATCGACAAGCTGCTTTCGCAGCTGGGCAGTGTGTTCAAGAATGCCGACGGGACCTACAACTTGGCCAAACTGGCATCGCTCGGCGCAGGGGCGTACGCGGCCACCCAGAGCGGCAACAATACGCAGCCTGCCGGGTATCAGGGCGGCATCCCAAACCTCGTGGCCACCCGCCAAGCCCCGGGCGCTGATGGCAAGCTGAGTG